AATGATCGAAGTTCTGCACCAGAAGATACTCCAGTAATTGGTCTTACATTATCCGGATCTAAGTTATATATGCTAAATTTATTGCTGATATACATGATATCATCGTCAGCAACCCCGCCAATTTCCATACTATGAAATGCACCACGTGCTTGTGCATATGAGATTAAGCCAGTTTGTTCAATAACTTCATCACTAGTAAAGGTTGTAGCACCCGTTAAAGTACCTTTTAGTCGTGTAAGTTGAACTGCTGTTGTGAATGCGCCTGCAGTTTTATCATTTACTTGAATAGATGCTTGACCTGCAATAGCAGTTGTTTCAATAACACTTGTTACATTTGAAGTTAGTCCAATAATACGAGATTCTTCAGTAAATACACCTGCAACGTTTGATAAAGTAATTTGACCAACACTAGCAGACGTCACCTTACCAGATGCTTGTAGAACCAATGCTGAAATGTCACAATCTAATGCAGTAAATGTAGCATTAGTTGCAGCAACAATTTGATAGTCATATGGAACATTGCTTACTGTAGAAAGAAAATTATTACTTCCTTTTGTAACTAGAACACGATCGCCTACTGAGAAACTGTCTTTAAATAGCAGAGTCTGCGGATTGGCGAATGAAGCCAAAATTTGTGCACCAGAACCTGTTGCAGTTGTGTTGATTTGCAGAACTGGAAGACTTACATAATTATTGCCTTGGTTTGTTACTGTTATTGCAGTAACTACGTTTGCTGCTACAGTAGCAGTAGCAGCAAATCCAGAACCACCAGTTCCATCACTATTTGCAAATACACTTACAGTACTAGAGTTTGCATAAGCCGAACCACCGTTAGCAATAGTTACAATATTTGAAATGCGGCCCCAGTCTGTTTTTGTAATTACATTACTAGTATTGCTAATACTTACGTTACCATATAATTTAAGCTGTTTAAACTGGTGTACAGTTTCACCAATTTGAAAGCTTCCTCCAATAGTACTAGCAGTTCTTAAAATAAGATCTACATTAGTGTATAAAGGATTTTTAATAAGACCTACCTGCCTGAAATCGTTTTCAACAGGAATTGTGCCACTTTCACTATTTACAAACTTAGTACTAATGCAAACTCTTTTAGCACCAAATTCTGATATAGGATCAGATCCATGTCCTGCAACAGGTGAAATAATTGGCTGCAAATTTGCTGCCTGGAATGTTGGGTCTCCAGATACAGATACTGGCAATTCAATAGATGCACTATTAATTGTAATTGGTACTGTATTTGGTGCAAAGCCGGCATATGACTCGCCGTATCGGTATCCTACACCTACTGAAAGCATTTCAATTTCAGTAATACTATTTGAAGATGTGCTATCAATAATAGCCATGCCTTCGGCAGAAGTGGTTTCACTTCCATCACCCCAAACATAAACGTATGGGTATACCTCATATGTATCACTTGCTGCAGGTGCTATTGCAAATGCTTCATTTAAGATAAATGTTTTTTGACCACCAACACCTTGGTAATCTATAATGCGACGATACTGATTTGCGGCCCCTGCTGAAGAATTTGTAATCTTAATTACACATCCGGCATAATAGTCATCTTCAGCAACGGCTGTATCCGGCGCACCGTATCTTGTAGCAATACCATCAACTTTTAAATCAGTAGTTCTAAACACACCAGATGAAATGTAATTATCGTATCCTTTACCAGCACTAATAATATCAATGAATTCAACTGAGCCAGGAACGGCCGCGGCTTGAACTGTTGTGTTTGCAATAACAGGCACAAAATTTGTGCTTGCAAACTTTTCATATTGTGTTTTAGTAATACTATACATGTATTTCCAGATATAGTCATCACCTGTTTTAAAATGATTTAAACTTTTTCCTGATGGAGCAATAGTAGAGTTAACAAATATTGTTGAGTTGCTATTATTATATAAACACTTATATACATTATATTCTGTAGTTTCATCCACAACCGCATAGAAACCTTTACCATAAAGATCACCATCAGTATGGTCATATTTGTAATAGAAAGTATTTGCAGCCCAAAGATACTTAGGAATAACATGCACAACATCGCTAGAAGTAACCCTCTTAGCAAAGATCATATTATCATAAACATCAAAGTTTGTAGACTTAAGACTATCTGTAGGAGTTGTCAGAATAGCATCACTACCGGGATAAGGAGTGTGCTTGCCGGCAAAAACAAAGTAATCGTTGTTTGCAAAAGAATCGACAAAAGATGTCGCACTCTCAACATTAAAATTTGTTGTTACAAGTTTCTGAGTAACTGACATTTATTCCTCGACTGTCTTTGTCAAATAGTGTCCGGCCGTGGCGGCACCACTGTGTGTTCCATTAGCTGTTATATTTATAGGACTTCCACTTGGTGTTAATGAAAGCTTAATAGTATTTGAAGCAGTACCTACAATATAATAGCTGAAATTGTTTTGCAACTCATAAATTTTAATAGTCTGTGTTTCAGAAGCAGTTATTGCATTTAATGATAATGGAGCAACATTATATTGTGCTTTAAGTTTAAATCCAGATGTATTAGCTTCACTTGTATAGTAGTATTGTTTAACCAGATTATGACCGGTTTCAGATATTGATGATGGTACTGTAGTGTACCAATTGTATTCAATCACTTTTGCTGTTGACCCAGCACTGTTTCCGGCTTCTGTTATATACATGCGGCTAAGATCAGGTTTGATAAAAATATCATTAGGAGAAAACAAAGTATTTCCTGAGTTAGGTGGATCGAAGACGAAAAACTGATTTACAGAACTTGCACTAGCTGCAGTTGTGATATCCCATGCAGTAGAAAGATTTATAGTACTAATTCTATCAGAAACGTTTCCAACTGTATAACATTTTTTACCATCTGGAATAAAATACAAACCACGGGCAGAACTATCACCGATTCCTGGACTGCTAGAAGATGATGTATTTCCGTAAAGAGTTGCAGTAGAAATATCCCACGGTACTGATAAATTAAATTGATATATTCTATCGTTGTCAGAATCGACTACATATACTTTATCACCTTCTGGTTTAAATGTTACTCCAGTTATACCGGCATTTACGCCGGTAATTGCAAAGATTGCTGCGTTAGCATCAAATGATGCGCCTAGTGCAGCCGTGTTAACACTCCATGGTGTAGACATTGTTAATTGTTGAATTCTATCAATAGTACTTCCCACCGCATATATGTAAACACCATCTGATGAGATATATAAACCAGTGGGAGCTGTTTCTCCCCAGCCAGCAACAGAAGTTGGAAATGTTGTTTGTGCCACAAATGTTGCGGTATTAACAGACCACGGCGTGCTTAAGTTGTATTCTCTGATCACATCTTTATTACTACCTATAATATACATTCTAGCACCGTCTGGTTTAAAGAAAACACCAGTTGGATTCAGTTCAGGCAGCGATTCAATAAGGGTCGAATACGACCCTACTTGAACGAGGGATGTATTTGTCAGATCAGTGTACACATAATCAGGTGACAAACTCAGTGTGATATTATTACCAGATGATGAACTTACATAATATGTTTGTGCGTTTTGTAGACCAGGAACGGCAGTATTTCCAGTTGAAACATAATAATTTACTGCATCACCATTTTCATATATGTTATTAGTTAAAGTAATAACACCATTTGATACAGCAGTATTTGAATTAAATGATGTAGCAATACCTCCAATCAGATTATCGTATGACGTCGGAATGTATTTTACTCTATGACCCGAAGGAATAACATTATCTACAATAGAGATGAATCCATTTGAAACACCGGTGTTGCTATTAAATGTAACAGATACATTTGCTTCTACTACAGTGTTTGAAGTGGTATACATTACCAGATCGCCGTTTGCAAACGGATTTAATGCACCGGTATTGATTGTTTCGTTTGTACTATTAATACTACTGTTTGAGTTAAACTGAATTTCTTGACCCGTAGAAATTTCTGTCAACGATAATGCAACATTGGCTTCTTCCACAATCAAGGCAGAACCAAAGAATTTAGTTCCGGCCGTGTGCATGACTTTCTTGAACATATCCGAATAACGGTCTACAGAGATCTTAGAAAGGATCTCGTATGAATATTCTTGATAGTAGTCGCCGTCATGTACATACATGTCTTCAGATAAGAATCCCTTTGAACTCTTATAGTATCCCTTGCCAATGCCATTACCATCATTTATTATTTTGATACTACCAGATCTTGCACCATCTTCTGATGTATACTGAACAATATCTCCATTAGAATAACCAACACCGGAATCAATAACTTGCAATGAAGTAATCTGACCAGTAGCAGTAATAACGTTTGCTTCAATGGAAGCATTTAGACCAATCGGATAAAGTACATCCGAATCTTCAGCTACACCAATTACGTTTGCACTTACACCTGACACGTCGCCAATAAGTAGACTTCCAGAAACAAATGTATTTTCAAATGATAATCTCTTGATGCGTGCAACAGTCGTGTTTGCAGACTTTATGATTCCCTTTGCAGATGATATAATTTGAAATAAAGTTGCCGATGATACATTTGCAGTAACATATGGATTCGTATACGAAAGTAATGTGTTTGATGATGTTACATTGATTTCTTGTGTATTACCAGATACACGAACATAGTCACCGGTTGTATTTGAGAATATCGATTGAATACTAGCATTCATTACTGGTGTTGTGCTTTGATACACAAAATCACCAGGCAAGAAACCAGCAACTGTAGAGAAGTTATGAGATTCACCGGTTCCAGCAGCGGTGATATTAATATTAGCACCACCACGCGTGGCCGAGACTTGGAATCCGACAGTGTTTGCACCGACAACATAATAAGCGGTGTTATTTGCCAACCCAGAAATTACTGTATTAGACGTTGGTACTCTGTACAAGATGCGTTGGTTGTTTGCAAATTCGCTTGCATATTTGACAAGGTTATGACCATTGAAATTTGGATTATAATATCTTAAAGTATGATTGCTATCGCCTGGGTTAAGACCAGTAATATCAACGTTGGCGCCACCAGATGTTGATGAAAGTGCCAAACCACTTGTGTTTGCATAACGAACATAATAAAGTTCATTATTCGATAGACCAGTAACTGCAATGCTAGTTGTAATATATCTTACTTGTTGCCCATTTGCAAACAGTGTATTAGCACTTGTAATACTGATAAAATCGGTTGCTGTAATTACCGACGTGTTTGAATTGAATGTTGCTGAGTTAGCTAATGCATTAATACTAACATTTGAACCGCCAGGTGTTGATGAAAGAGTTACGCCAGTATCATTTGCCGTAGCAATATAATAGAATGCATTATTAGATAATCCAGTTAGTGCTGTGTTGCTAGCATTTGTATAATAACGAACATATGTGTTTGTTGGATAATAGAATGTTGCATTAGCCAATGCAATAAAGTCAGCGTTAGAGTTTACATCATCGGTTGAATTAAATGTAATAGAGTTTGATGTGTACAAGATAAAGTCATTACCACTCTGAATATCATCTTTAGTATTTACAACAAAAGACTTCTCGCTATATGAGTTGGCATACACACCATTATCTACTTTAACATCGTAATACACTAGATTTGGAAGTACCTGATTAACTTTTTCACCAACAACGTATACGCCTGTTGCATTTTGAATATTAATGATAAAATCTTTGCGACCGAATGCAGAGATATATGGTTGATATGCCAGAACGTATGGATCTATGTTATATTCAGATCCAGGGTCAACACCCGACAACGAACCGATTGTACCAATAGTAAACTGATCAAATGTTAGGCATGAATAGATAGTATTTTTGGAATCTCCCTGAGGATTCTTAGGGAAACCATATGCCGCTGCTGTAATTGGCAATGACATGTATACCTGATTAGCTTGACTTATTGTCTGATAAGCAGTTACAGTATTAATGGCTGTATTAGTTGTATCGAGACCATATTCAATAAGATTGCTATTAGCATAAACTGTGGTACTTACAACACCACCTGTAACACTAAAGACATTGTGGTTATCTTTAGTTCTGACTACACCAGCTGCAGTTTCAAATACAGTACCGTGAACCAACTTATACAGATAATGACCTGTTTCATTTACTTGGTTATTTGCAAATGTTGTGTAGGTTGAATTGCTGATTTGTGTAGTCTTTGTAGATGGATATGCTAAAATCACACCAGTTGCATTAGATGCAGCAACGTAATAATAGTTATTATTAGCTAGTCCATTAATTGCTGTATTTCCGGCATCGACTCGGTATCCGACAATATCACCAATAGTAAATTTGGAATTGGCCGTAGGAAGTGTAATAAAACCGGTGGCAGCATTTACAGAACTATTAGCATTGAATGCAATTCTATTAATAGTCTGATATACTCTATCGCCTGCAGCAAATCCAGTACTGCTGGCAACTGTTAGTGTAACTCGGTCGTAATCGGCTGTTCCTACACTATTAGAAGCAAGGAGATCAGTGCCGATGAAGATTGTTTCAGTATCACCAAGCGTTCCTACATTGAACTGCGCCCCAGAACCAAAGCTGGTTGCAACAGGGGTTGCAGACGTATTAGTTGTCTGTGTAAAAATACGGGCAAATGAAGATGGCGTATAATCACCGCCAGTTACATTAGATGTATATGTAACCGTAGTTGCAAATGATGTATTTGTATCAGTGTAGAATCTTTCAGTTTCAATGAAATAACCACTAATAGGAACAAATGTAAGATTGCCGGTGGAAGTGCCCGAATCATGTGATACTGTTAGCAAAAGACCTTCTGCAACTTTTTGGCCAGTAGTATTATAACGATAGATGCGCTTACTCTCAGGCATCAAATTGTTATTAGCACCAGAATATTTTAGTGTACTAACAGACTTTCGAATATTATATACACCAACTGTCAAATCAACTTGTGAAACGTTTGCAGAAATTGAAGAGTTGCCTAAAACTTCCAGACGTTGGCCAACTTGGAATGACCCAGTTGCTGTATTAATAGTAAGGGTATTTCCAGCATCAATAGCTGTAATATTTTCAATAATTCCTGTACCAATAACAGCAGAAGTATTTTTATAAAGAACAGTCTGACCTACTGCTAATGTTCCACTTTGACTAGATATAGAAATACTATAAGTTTGTGGTATACCCATCACTGTGCCAGTGATCGTGGCATCCTGCGCAGTATTACCATAAAACGATATAGCATTTGCAGTAGTATAATAAGTTGCTGTATTTGTAAATACGCCGTTGACATGAGAAATTGTAGCAGTGCCATTTGCACCAGTCTGTGTCAGACTAATTATTTTACCAGCACCAACCACGGCACCACCACCGGTATAACGGAAAACTGTATTACCCACTGCAAGATCTGCAGTTGCGCTAGTAAATTCTAAACTTATAATTGGTTCAATAGATTCGTCAAACAACCTAAAATATGGTCCGCCACTTGTTGTGGTGACACCTTGTAATGTTATCACTTTCTCAGAGATAATTGAATCGGCGTCTAATGTATATCCATATCCGCCATCAATAAAAATAAAGTCAATAACCCCAGTGGCTTCACTAACAGATTCTACACGAGCAATACCGTCTTCACCATTAGTAGATCCTTCAAATGTAACAAGATCACCTACTCTAAAATCACGGCCGCGATCTTGTAAAATAACACGTCTGATAGATCCAAGAAGTTGTGCTCTTTTTAATCTATCAAAGACTGGCGTATTATTAATATTCAGACCGATAAGTTCGCCATTTCGAAATGCACCTTCAAGATTGCTGATGTACAAAAGATCTACATAACCAGCTGATGTGCGACGGCGAATAAACTTTTCGACAAATGCTCTGGCGCCTGATAAAGCACCAATAATCTGTTTGCCAACATAATCAATATTATAGCGACTGTGTGTTACTTCTAAGTATTGTGGTCTTTCCCAAATACCATCAGATACGCGAAGGATATTATCTGCTGGATAGCGAACTTCTGCAGCAGTACCGTATACTAACTTGAAGAATAGATCGATTGACCGTTCTGTACCTTTAGAACGATAAAGATCCAGCGAGTTCTTGACCAACAGTTGTTTGTTAGTAGCAGTATCGAACTGAATATTCTTTAAATACTTTTCTTTGAACTCAATGATGAACTCATCTAGTGTAGTGTCAATATCTCTGTATTCAGGAAGTTTGCGTGTATGATATAAAACATTGTTTGCAGTTTCTAACCACTCGTAATATGCCTTGACAAAGGCAATAAACTGTGGACCCTCTTCCTTATAGAAAGAAGGAAATTGGTTCTCTATAAGAGGAGAAATGAGTGATTCTATGTTCTTCATTATTCTCTAATCTGCTCGATTGTGATATTGACATCAGGTTCGATGATATTTAATATCACGTTCTGGATAGCTGTAATGTCTCGTGATCTTGGTTCAGCATAAATCTTCAATGATGTGCCAACATAGTTTTGCACAATAAAGTTGTTTAGTCTGACTACACCGGTATCATAGTCAACAGTACCAATATCAACAATCTTCTTATGATTTACACCAACCGAAGTAACAATTCTCATCACCCCATCACCATTGTCTTCAAGAACGCAGTTTTGAATTCCTGTGTATGTGAATGGTGTTGAACTTACACCATGAACATCGATCATTGGATGTTCATCACCAAGCAGAGGGATTTCTTGAGTTAGTGGGCACTTAAAATCAACAGTCAAATTTAGTGGAACATTAAGATTCGGTGTTAGATACTTGACAAGATTAATGTCTGTTTCATTACTAATAATGCTTTCATCTGTAGCATCAATTGCTTGAACAAGTTTTGAGTATCTGAATGTCTTGACAAAGCTATTCAAGTTTATTGATGCATAGTTAAGAATAGAATCGATAACAAATGTGCGAATATCTTCTGGGTTCAAACCGGTGCGGTTGATATTGTACTTAACTATACCTGTTACACTGAGATATGTATAATCAGGACTAATAAAGATTGGTTCCATTGCTACAGAAGAACGTGAGCGTAGGAATCTTCTGTATTCATCTTCTTTAATCTTAGGAAGTCCATCAACATCTGTAAGATCTACAGAAACAAAGATGCGACCATATTGTGGGGGCGTTGCATCTTCACCACCATATGCTGTAACAGCATTAATCTCTGGATAGTTAGCCTTTAATAGGTTCTGATAATCTTCTGCTGTGATAGCACGTTCTTGTGTAGTAAAGGCCCTTGGTGCATTGAATTTGATTGAGTTAAGATCTTCAGCAACAGCGCCATCGGCCGCCGAACTGATAGTAGTAATAGTAACATTGGCTTCATTATCAATGCGGCCAGCATTAATGAATCTGAAAGCACCATTGGGAAGTTCACCATTTGATGTACGATATTCAATAATAACAACCGAATTATTCTTTGGCTTTCTTCCTACAATGCCATCACCAAATACTACTTCATATAGATCACCAACACCTGGTTGCAAGAAAAACACTCTAGATGTTTCGGTATAACCAAATAAAGAAGTTGCACGAGAATATTCTAGGACAGATGAACCATTATCTTCAAGTACCGTAACGGCAACACTTGATGCATCAACACTTTTATTATTGATTTTAAATATTAACGGATTGATATAGTTAACTGCATATGTATCGCTTAGATAGTTACCTTCGTAAATAGTAATAGTATCACTGACAAACGAGCCATCAACTTTATTTGTAATTACAATATTTTGGCTAGTTGTAAATGTATACGTATAGTCATCAACACGCGAGATGAATCCTGTGCCTTTTGGTACAACGATTGAATTTTTATTAGAATCTGTAGGAGTGACTGTTAGTTGAATATCAGCTTTAGCAGAAGTGAATGATCTAGGAAGATAGTTTAGTTCCTTGGCATGAGAGATAACACTATCACGAAGTCTTGCTGAGTCTAGGAACATTTCATTGCTGACCATGTTCATATAAAAAGCATTCTGGTATGTATTGTATGATAAAATATCAAGCAAGACAGACAAGTTACTTCCATCAAAATCATAATCCTTGAACTCTTCTTGTTCAGTCAGATATGCTTTGAGAGAAGCTTTATATTCATTAAAATCAAGTTGTGTAAGTGATATACTTGAATCGGCCATTATCTTGCTCTATAAAGTGTTAAGTTAAGTAGGACTGGACTAATACTATTTATTACTTCAAAATAAATGTAAATGTCATATGCATAACGCGATTCATTTGATTGTACTACGATATCAATAAGTCTGGCCCTTGGTTCGTATGTATCAACAGTCTCTTGAATTGTTTTTTTGAGTTCATCCTCAATGGCCGGGGACATGTTCTCGAATAAGAGACTTCTGATTCTACAACCGATTTCAGGTTGAAACAGTCTATCATACTTGTCTGTAAGGATCAAGTTTTTAATAGAACGCCTAACTGACTCTTCATTTGTATACTTTACCAGTCGTTTATTCTGTGGATGCACATTAAAATTTGTGTAAAAGTCACTAAAAGCTGGCTTCTCAGAAGCTTTGTCTGTTCTAGTAATCTTATCGATTCTTGTGGTGTCTACCATCTAAAACTCTTTTACTTTTATTTATTCGACGTATACAACATTGACACACGGAGGAAGCAAGTTCTCGACTAAAGAACCAAAACTAAAAATAGGTGGCAAGAGGATTCTTAGTACATCACATTCAGTAATTGGATTTTTGCCAGAAATGATATCGGCCACTCTTTTAATAACTTTGTAGATCTGTCCAACAATAGGAAACTGCTCTAGAATAAATGCCGGAGCCTTTTCAATGATCTCATTGATCTTGACAATCAGACCGCCTTTAAAAAACCGTCTAGCTTTTTGAATAAACTCTTTGACAGCATCTTCCAGTTCATGAAAGATATCTTCTTTCATGACAATATCTCTCCTGCTTGTATCAACATCAATAAGTTCACCAATTGTGCCGATCAGAGGAATTTGAATTGACAAGATTCTTCCAATGACTTCATCTAGTAGTTTCTCGCCAAGATCCTCTAATGTTTTACCAGACAAGAAGTCTTCTTTAGCTTTTTTGATCCTAGCCTTATAATCAGCAACCATCAAATCAAATGCTTGTTCAACTGTAATAGTAGGATCAATTGCTGCTATCACAAGATTATAGATTGGCTCTCCAATAATTGGAATGCTTTTAATCACCTTTGCAATTGCTTCAGCAACACTGCCAATGAAATCATTAATTAACTTGTTGAACCAATTCTTTACCTTATGCCAAACTTCCTCGGCTTCAAGATCTGGTGACTTGATTCCTAGACTTCCATCGTATGTAGACTCGATGCCAAGGAATTCCTTTACTGCTTCAATATCTTCTCTGATTGCCAGCTTTACTTTTCTTTGGCCTTCTTTGGTAAATAAATCGGCAATGACTGGATCGTATTCGTATGGATTGCCACTGCTATCTATTAGTGTTGCTGTCCCAATAAATGGGATCGGTATTTCAAATGGATTCGGTATTTTTAATAAACTCAATAAATCAAGAAGAAGTTCTGTTATCTTTCTTTTAAAATATTCTTCAATATCCTTACCAAGTTCTCGTGCACGGTATCTAAGTTCGAGTTCTTTTGATTTAAGTCTATCAAAAGGTTTTGTAGTAATTTCTTCAATTGGTAGAAGCAATTCTTCTATGGCGGCTGCTGCAGCAATAACAGCCAATGAGCATTCATCTTTTAAATCTAGCCCCGATGCTGATACGTCAAGCCTACCCATTGTTCTACCAATGTTTTTAAAATAGGCATTAAGTTCTTTCTTCCCAATTTTACCGTCGGGAGGGCATTCTAGTTTTGGAATTCTTGGAAGCGCAATAGTAATTGTCATCCATTAAGTCCAATAATGGCACCACGAATATTGATAACGCCATTTTTTGAAATCAAATCAATATCTTTATTTGAAATAATTTCGATGCCAGCTTCATTCGAGACAATCTGAAGTGTGCCTTTTATAACACTAATAGCATGGTTGTCTACAGTTACACTTACAGAATCTTTTACCGACTTTGTAATAATAGATCCATCTGGAAAAATCTCTATGTATGATCCAGACTTATGATACACATGAATGCGTTCGGCTTTAGGAGTATCATCTAGTTCTAGAACATGGCCACTGTCGGTTGTGACTGTCATGTTATATGGATACTTTGCAGCGTACTCGGTTTCTCTTTCACCGAGTTCAGTAATATAATTTTTTTCAACTGGGCCTTTGCCGCGAGCATAACCAGATACCGAGTGGTTACTATCATCTACAACATATGGGAAGCTACCAACAATATATGACAGTTTAGAGTTTACTTTGAATCCAAGCACCTTAGAATCAAGACTCAGACCAATAGCAGACGTGCCAATACCTTTGGCATTAGCACCAGTTGGCGGCATTATAATGTGACACCAAAATAGATTTTGATTGGATTCTAATGAATGCCCAATAAGCTCTTTCACTTTGACACGGCCCATTTTTAGTGGATCGTCAATGTCAACAACTTCACCTTGGAACCAGCGTTCAATGTCCATTCATAATTCCTTATACGTAACTTGTTGCCCTTGGCGCATCGCCACCATAGCCATCTTTTACAATCTCTAACGCTTGCATATATTCGGCACCTTCATTAAATGTAAGTACATGATGGCACTTTGTTACAAGATAATTACCGGCGGCCACGGCATTAGTATCAACAAAGGGTCTATCTTCACCTAAAGTCAATGCATTAAACTCAGGGACCTTTAAAGTAATCACATCACCAATGGTTACTGTTGTATCACCATAAACTGTAATATGAGCAATAGTATTAAACAAGAATGAAAGATAGTATGCTCTTTTTGCTGCAGCCTCGGCTGTCTCTGCAGTTTCTACAGTTGGATCAAAATGAACAAGAATGACTTTGCCTTCATTTTTTGCCAGTTCTTTTTGAGTAGCAGGATTAATTGATGTAGAGTTTTTATTTAACTGAATGAAGTTTAATCGTGTAGGATCAACGTTGATATCTTCA